GGCTTAAAGGGTTCTGAAGAATATCAAGCAGGGAAGGCTAAAAGAAAAGCTAAAAGGGCTAAAAGCCCAGTTGGCAAAGCAGTTAAACAAGTTGCAAAAGATGTCAAATCTGCCGTAAAGGGTTCTAAGGAATACCAAGCAGGAAAGGCAAAGAGAAAGGCTGCAAAGGCTAAAAAGAAAGAAGGAAAGACTTGGACTAAGGCTGTTAAAAAGCAAAAGAAAGCTGGAGGAGACTCACTTTCTTCCTTAGTTAAAAAGCGTAGTGGCTTAACAAAAGGTACAGCCGAATATGCCTCAGTACAAAATAAAATTAATGCAGCCTACGGTGTAAAGAAACGTCATAAGGCTACTGTGGCATCTCCAGCTAAAACCTTTGGAAAAGAAGGTTTGAAGAAGAAGGCTCAAAAAGCCTCAAAATCTCGTATATCTACTCCAAGTGCTAAAAAGCAAATAGCTGAAGTATCCAAACAGGCTAAAAAAGTTAAACCAACCCAACCTACCCCTTCAGTTGTTGACACTATAGATGTTGACACTACAATGGAAGGTGGGGAATTTGGTAAATATGCTCCAGAAAAAATGGCAGGCGGTGGTAAAGTAGAATCAAATCCATATGGATGGCCTTCATCTGATTCGAGGAAAAGATAATGCCCAAGGTCGGAGGTAAACATTTTAGTTACTCATCTAAGGGTAAAAAAGCTGCAAAAGCATATGCAAAGAAAACAGGTCAATCAGTAGGTAAATATCAGGATGGTGGAAATGTAGACCCATTCTCCCTTCGTAATCCTGAAGGCGTTGCAGTACAACAAGCAAGAAAAGCAGTGGAGGATAAAAACATGGCAAATGAAGGAATACCAACAACAGATGCAATGGATCGTAGCCAGACATCTCCTGATACTGAGCAATATAGAGAAGGTGGATTTATTAAAAAGGCTGTTGAGAAATATAAGAGCCACAAGGCAGGAAAAAAACGTGAAAAGGCACGTAAAAAATCTGTTGAAGATTTTCCAATAACGAGTGTGGTTCAGCCTAAGACAAAAAAGAAAGATTTAAAGCCTGCTAAAGTTCCTAGTAACCCACCTTTATTTAAAGGGGATACTTTAAAGGAAAAGCTTTTAAATCAATCTATTTTATACAATTTGGGGAAAAAGGCAGGTAAAAAGGATTCTGAAGTTAAATCACCATCTAAAGGGAAAAAGGTATCACCAAAGGGAGGTCATTCTCTAGAGCCAGCACCAATAACTAATGGTAGGAAAAAAAAGAAGCAATGGACATAAAGGAAGAAAAAATAATATGATAATATTCTTTTGTCACAGATGCAATACAAAGGTAGAATGCGAGACCAAAGCAGAGATGGTATGTGATTGTGGTCATTATGTAAAAGACCATGATAACACAAAGGATCACGTTAATATGCGTAATACTTGGTCTGGAACTACAAAGGTAGAATTTAACCAAACAACAATGGATAAAGATATAGCCGAGAGGAATAGTCGGTAATGGCATTTGATACACAAATAACAGATTTAGTTGGAGGAACTATAGATCAAGTTGCTTGTGATCAGTGGGCTGCGGATGCTTGTAAAGAAATAATACATCAACTTCCAGACAAACTAAAGGCAAAATGTTCTACAGTTAGCACACTAAATAATAGTGCAACAACTTTAGATATGGATGGGATTGGAGATATTTTACATGTAACACGCTTATCTGCCGATTCTAGTGGTTATCAAAAAGCTTGTAGGGAAATACCTGCTCAATATGGCGGTCTTGCCGAAGATTCAACTGATCTTAATTATTTTGCAACTGTTAATGATCCTGTGTATTGGGTAGATAGTTCCTCAGATGTTTCTACATTAAAGGTAAAGCCAACTACAACTGCAAATCAAACAGCTATAGTTCACCATATTTCATATCCAACAGTTGATGTAAGTGCTGTTAGTGTAATTGCAAATTTTCCTGATGAAGCTGAGTATCTTGTAGTATTATATGCAGCTATAAAACAGTTGCATCAATATATGAACTCTAAAAGAAGTGACTTACCATATGATCTTACGCTTCCTGTTTTAGAATTAATATCCGAATCTCTTCCAACATGGAGTGCCCCAGATGATTTTGTAGTTCCAGTTAAACCAGCAGTTCCAAATTTATCAGCACAATCGGTTACAATAACTGGTACAGCACCAACATATACAAAACCAGCTTTTAGTGCTCCAAGTCTTGGAAGCATTGGGAGTTTAATATTGCCAGCAGTGCCACCAGTTCCATCATTATCCGTTCAAACTGTTGCTGATTTTTCTAGCACAGCTCCAACGTATGTAAAGCCAGTGCTTACAGCACAAACAGCTTTTAGTGATTATTGGACGTTAGGCGATTTTGGAGATAATGATCCAGGGACACTTTCATTAAGTGCGGTTGCTCCAGCAGTTCCAAATGTAGCAACTACATCAGTTAGTTTTTCACAAACTGCTCCAACATTTACAAAGCCAGCTGTTGCTTTAGATTTTGCACAAGTAAATACTTATATTGATACAAATGAAGATATGGAACTTGCATCAGCTAAATTACAGGAAATAAGTGCACAGCTAAATGAGTATAATGCAAATATACAAAATGAGCAAGCAGAATTTAATAAGGAGAGTGTTGAATATCAGGCACAACTTCAAATATCACTTCAAAATGCACAGTTTGATAATCAAGAAGATGCTAGGAAATTACAAAAATATCAAGCTGAGCTTTCTACATATCAAGCTAATATAAATAAAGAAGTGCAAGAATATGGACAAAAGTTATCACGATACACCACAGAATTAAATACGGTTTACACAGCATGGGCAAAGACAGAATCAGACAATCTCCAAGCATTTGGCACAGCCATGCAGAATGAAATAAATAAATTTAATAAAGAGAATACAATTTATCAAGCAACTATACAGGAAAAAATACAAGAAGCACAGCTTAGTGATGCTAATGAAGCTAGAAAATTACAGAAATATCAGGCAGAGGTAGGCACATATAGTTCTGAGGTCAATGCAAAAGTTCAAGAGTGGACAAATGTAGAATGGAATCAGAATTTTCAAAAATATCAAACTGACTATTCTAATAAACTTCAGGAGTATTCAGCTAATTTACAAAATGAATTAAATAGATTTAATGATGACAATGTTGAATATCAAGCTAAATTACAAAAAGATGTTCAAGATGCACAACTTAGTGATGCTGATGAGGCACGTAAATTACAAAAGTATCAAGCAGAGGTTGGGACATATGGTGCAGAAGTTAATACAAATGTACAAACATTTACACAAGCCCTTACAAAGAATAGAGCTGCATTTGATACAAGTATGCAAAAGTATACATCAGAAGTAGGGAAGGTCTCTGCTTCTAATGCATCAACTTTACAAAAATATACTGGAGAAGTCAGTGACTTTTCAGCAAGATTACAAAAACAGACAACTGACTATCAGTGGTATCAAGGTCAGTATACACAATTAAAGGCTGATTATGCTGCTGGACTTGCAGCATTAAAAGGCACACAACAACAAGGAGAATAAAAAATGGCAGATCAAGCAATAAGTAGTTCTTCGGCATCAGTTTTTATGGATGACGTAAGATCATCTCTTGGAGGAACTAATAATTATACACCAGTCTCAGGGGATGATGATGCATGGGTGTTTGCAGAAGTAGGGGTTACTCATAGCGGAACAGATATTTTAGATACAAGTGATTCTTATTTAGGAGTAGCAGCAGCAGTTGCTACAACAGATAAGGTTAAATGGATAGCAATAAAAAATGTGTCGACCACCTCGACAGAAGGCATTGGTATATCTATATCGGCAGGTGATGCAGCATATAATACTATTGATACTATAATACTTGGAAATGGAGAGATGGTGATACTTAAAACTCCTAATCTTACAGTGGCAGGATTACATGGTAAATCTTGCACTTTAGATAGTGATGGTAAGCCTAGTGCCCAAGGTTCATCAACTGTTAATATTCAAGTAGCAGCTATATTAGAAAATGTGTAATCATGACAGTTAAAAATATGCTATCACAGTTAGAGAAGACGTTTGGAAGAAATTCCGAGACTTATCTTATACAAGTTATTAATGATGGCTTAATAGATATAGCTAATAAGAAGCAGGGATATACCGTATCAGCTTTGACTGATCTTGAAAAGAATAAAAGATGGTATGATCTCCCTGCTACTGTTATGAGTATTGAAAGGGTAGAAATACTAGATACGAATGATAGGTATATAATGATACCAAAGCTTACCGATCCGCATAAACTACTTCGTGCTGATACTGATGCATCTGACGATGAACTTAAATAAGGAATAATATGGCAGAAAGAAACTTTCCAAATGACTATTTCGCATGGTTTAATGATGACCAGCGGTTAGCAATACTTTCACTTGATACTACATCAACTGATTCATCTGAGCGTACAACAGAGAAATTTGATACATTCCAAGGAACTGGTAATTTAAGTGGCTCTATAACGGATGCTGATTGTAGTGGTACTACAATTACATTTACTAGTGCATCTCATGGACTTGCTACAAATGATAGAGTGAGTATATCTGGTACAACAAATTTTAATGATGATAATCTTGCAAGTCAAACAGTAACTGTTTCAGATGCAAATACATTTACAATGACAAGATCATCCTCAGATAGTAATACAAATGAAACAGGAACGTTTACATCATTATTTATTGATGATGGTATTCGTATGACATACAAATCAAAGTATGAAACTGTAACTGCTATTACTGAGGATTTAGATACTGATATTGGTCTTGATACATCTCTTCAGCCTTCCTTAGTGTGTTATTTAAAATCAAGGCTATATGAAGATCAAGGGAATTTTGAACAAGCAAGTTATTTTAGGCAGATGTATGAGAATCAAATGATGAAACAAAGGTCTCGTAAATCTGGGGTTCGGTCTTTATCCGTTCCTCTAATGTAAGGAGAATTTATGTCCTCAACGTCAACAACATGGACAACTGACACAAATACTAAGTCTGGCACAGTCCAAATCTATAGCAGCAATGTCTCCGTTTTAAGAATAGTCGCTGATGAGGGCGATAGTGCTATACTTGATTTATTCGCAGATCAAGGAGATGACAATGCTGATAAATGGCGTATGTGGGTACACAGTGCCGATGATGATCTCCACTTCTCAAACTATACAACAGGAACTTCATGGACTGATATATTAACATTACAAGATGGAGGTAATGTTGGAATTGGGACTGCTTCACCAGGTCAGCTTTTTCATGTTCAAGGAACTGGGTCTCTAGCTGCTAAAATTGAATCTACTGATAATAATTCTACTTTAATAATAAGTTCACATACTGATGAATCTAAGAGTTCTATTCTTAACTTTGATGCAGGTACTAGCACAAAAGGTTCTATTCTATACGACCATCATGCTACTGCTGCAACTCAAAAGATGCAGTTTTTAGTAGGTGATGGTGTTGTTACTGCTGCGACTATACTTGGTAGTGGCAATGTCGGCATTGGAACAGATGATATTCAAGCATGGCAGTCTATATATACTGCTGTGCAAGTGGGAGTTGGAACATATGGTTCTCATACTATTTCTCACAGTGCAAGTGATGCTACAGACGGTGTTAACCAGCAATGGTTCAATATGTATGATACTGGAACTAAATATCGTGTAGCAGCAGGATATGCTGGTAATTGGATGTTTACAAATAGTACTGGTTTATTATCTTACAGGAATACTACTTCAACAGGAGCTATTGATGCTCAAATAACCGACCTAGCGACAGTGTTCGCTATAACAGAAGCTGGCAATGTTGGTATTGGGACTTCTTCACCAATTGATTTATTGCATGTTAGAGATGGTGATATATTAATTGAGAAAGATACGGATAATACTGGTGATGAAGCAGGTTTATATTTCAAGGTAGATAGTCTAGATACAGATGTAAGAAAAAAGGGAGCAATCTTCTTTGAAAGAACTGGTGCTTATGGGGTAGGCGATATGCATTTTTGTGTCGAAACGAATGGTGACGAGACTTCTGCTGGCGTTGGTGATTCATCTATGGTTATTATGGGTGTTGCAGGTCAAACTGGCAATGTCGGTATTGGGACTACTTCACCAGATTATAGACTAGAAGTTGAAGGTTCTGCCAATGATGCATCAAGGGTTCTTTCAGTCAAAGGGACTGGTGCTTCGGGTAGTTCTGGTGGAGGCATTCTGCAACTAACATCTGATGATGAGGCTGTTCTCCTAAGTGGTCAGCAACTGGGTAAGATTAGCTTTACAGCAGCAGAGGATTCTTCGCATACTATGTTTACAGGGGCAAGTATCTATGCAATTGCTGCTGGTAATTGGACTGATGTTAACCATGGTACTGATCTATACTTTAGTACTGTAGATGAGGATGGTAGTGATGATGCTGCTGCTCAACCAAGATTAGTTATTAAGGATGATGGTAAAGTCGGTATAGGGGCTACTGGGCCAGAGGTTACTTTAGCTCTTGAAGATGAAGGTTCAACTTCTTATGCAACCTCGTTATCAGCTGGAAGAAATGCTGGAAGTGATTTATTGTGGTTAAAAAATGCACATGCGTCAGCAGGATATGTTGGAATGTATTTTTCTGTTGATAATACTACAAACCCCGAAGGTAGAATAGCTCTTACTAATGAAGGTGCAAAAGATGGTGACTTTACTTTTGCCCTTAGAAGTGCTGATAATATAGTTGAAAGAATGAGAATTGACTCTTCTGGCAATGTTGGTATTGGGACTGCTACACCAGATACTAAACTTGAAGTAGTCGGTTCTTTTGCTGCAAATGGGCCGTCTTCAACATTTGTTACTATGTCAAGTGGAGACACAAGTCCTGATGTATCAACTGGCAATATTTTTAAATCACATGGTGATGGTGT